GTAATTACAAATGTGCCACTGTTAGTGCCACCGTTTGTGTGAATTGTTAAATCACCTGTGCCGTTTGTAGTTAATAATGTGTTTGTGTTAGCAGGACCAAGAATCATGTTACCGTTATTAACAGTAGTTCCGCTACCAGGAGTTAATTCAATGTTTGTAGCACCTGTGCTGGTTAAAATTAAAGCACCTGTGCTGTTGCTAATGTTTGCACCTTTTACATCTAGGTCGCCATTCACTGCAACATCTATACCGCTAAGTGTAATGGCAGCAGTGCCCGCACTGCTTTTAATATCATTACCTGTTACAGTTAAATCACCTGCTACTGTTACATCTGCACTTGACATAGTGATAGCAGTAGTTCCACCACTTGACTTGATATCATTACCTGTTACAGTTAAATCACCATTAACTGCCACATCTATTCCACTTAAAACAATAGCAGATGTGCCCGCACTGCTTTTAATATCATTACCAGTAACTGTTAGATCACCTGCTACTGTTACATCTGCACTTGACATAGTGATAGCAGTAGTTCCACCACTTGACTTGATATCATTACCAGTAACGGTTAAATCGCCAATAACTTCAACGTTGCTACCACTAAGTTCAATAGCATTACTTGTTGAACTGAAAATTGTATTACCACCAACTGTTAAATCACCAAGAACTTGAACATCGTTGACATTTAACTGAATAGCATTGTTGCCACCATTACTTTTAATTGTGTTGCCGTTGATAGTAATATCTAAACCAACAGTTACATCACCGTTAGCAGCCAAAGTAGTTGGGGCTGCTCCACCATAACCAGCAGTAATATAACCAGTGGCTCTTAGGTTTGCTGTATCAAAGTTATCAGCAACCAAATCATTGTTAATAGTTGTTGTGCCTGTATTAGCACCAATGCTAACTGTAGTAGCCGCACCTGCAAAATTAACAGTTGTTGCAGTGGTGTTTGCTACATTGGCTGTAGCACTGTTCATTACTAAATCACCACCATCAACAGTTAAATCACCTGCGATACTAGCACTATTACCACTTAATGTAATTACTGTTGTGCCACCTGTGCTTTTAATATCGCCACCATTGACGATAAGATCATTAATACTGGCATCACCAATACTGGTAATAGCACCAGTTGTGCCATCAATCGTTGCCGCAGTGTCGCCTACAGCCAAGCCAAATTTGACTTTGAATTTTTCGTTACTCATAGTTCACACAATCCCTATCAGGTTAGTCCCACACCAACAATATCTATTGTTGTATTATTTGCACTGGCCGGGGTTGCCAGTAATCTTATAAATCCACCACTTACATCCGCTGTGAAAGTTGCCAATGCACTTGCACTATACATTTCTCCATATGTGGTTAGCATAGCAGTTGCGCCATTACGCAGAATTAGTGCTTCCACTGTATGAACAGCACCAGTGACATTATCTACAATATAAACTAATGTCTTTAATACATTACGAACAGTTCCTGCAATAGCAACGGTTGCTGTGCTGGTAGTAGTTGTAGTATTGGTATTCATACCAGCAAGACCATCAATTACTATACTAGAAGCATCAATATTACCAGTAACATCTAAATCACCTTGCACATTCAAACTATCACTGAATGTCCAATCAGTGGCAACATTATCATAAATTAATGAACTTGCAGTGCCTGCCCAAATCTGGCTGCTGACCGCAGTATTGTCAATGTTAATAACTAACTGGTCGCCTTGTAATTCTAACAACCCGTCTATCTTAGTATCTTCGTTTAAGAAAAATCTGTTCGTGGAATTTAACCATGCTAGATACTTGTTAGTGCCTTTCATGTATAGGTAACTGTCTGCACTGGTGTTATCACTGTTGATAGACATTGTTTCACCAGATTGACTATACACTCCATTCACAGTTAAGTTGCCGCCAACAACACCGGCATTACTCAATTCAAATTGCTGAGTAGTGTTATTCCACTTAAGATATTGTGTGTTGCCTTTCAAATATATGTAACTGTCTACTGCGGTAGAATCTTGGTTAACACCTGCAACTTCACCATTGACATATAAGTTGCCACTGGTAATGTATAATTGGTTATTAAGTTCCCATTGATCGTTAGTTTCATTCCAAGTTAATGTTGCGTCAGTGCTTGATCCACGCTCTACAATAATTGCGGCGTTGCTACTCGGAGCGCCAGTATGATTTTTGTTTAGATATAAGTTAGTGCCGTTAAATTCAACGTTAGTTAAATTGATCTTGGCAATTTCTGTGCTAGTTGCAAAACTATCAGTGCTTACGTAAGCACTTAATGTTGGATTAGTTGTGCTATAATTATAACCAATAGTTCCCACCGGCACGATAGCCTGACTATCGCTGTCTACTTGGAAAATTACACTAGATGCATCACCTTCTACATATGTGCTACTAGCATAATTTCTACGGAACACTGCACTACCACTAAAACTTTTGCTACTGTTTTTTAATTCGGTGGTAAATCTGTTAGCAGTAGCCAAACTGGTAATGGTGCTGTTAGCGGTCCATGCACTACCATCCCAATATAATACCTGACCTTGTGCTGTGCCATCTGGAATATCATCAGCACTACTACTGATTGTAATTGTGTTAGCATCTGTTCTTGTAACTGTTACATTAGTGCCGCCTGCAAATTTAACTGAATCTGTTCCACCTGCGCTATCTGCTAGTGTTAAGTTAGCACCACCTGTTGCTGTTGTAGCACTGATACTATAAGCGGCACCTGGAATAGCACTTACGTCGGTCCAATATAAATTGCCGCTACCATCTGTTACAAGAACTTGGTCTGTAGTTCCATCCGGCAATGGGAATGTATAGTTTGGTGTGCTTAGTGTGCTACCAATTACTACCGCACCAATCAATTGGCTAGTTCCTTGAACTGTTAGGTTTCCTGATACATTCAAATTGCCAGTAACTGATCCTGCGCCTGCGTTGGGCACGGCCAAGCCGCTGGCATTGTAAAGTGTAGTAAAATTGCTACTGCTTACTTCGCCTGTTGGCGCTGTTGTTTCATATAAACTTGGCATTGTTGTTATCCTTACTTAATGTTGTATTGGCGATACTGTCTTGGTTGCCATACTGATGTTAGTCTTGTGTGGCCACCACTCCACTTGCCAAGATTGTTTTGATCTTCAACTGTGGCCACAGCCGCTTGGAATTTCTGTTCATAAATTGCGGCATCTGCTTCGTTGTGGCGCTTGATGTAATATTCGCGTAGTGTGGAATATACATAACCTTCTGGCCAAGTTTGTAACACTGGGTTAGTTTGTGTATCTAAATCTGTAATTTTGATATCTGTAACTGTGCCCGCAGTTGGTGTTGTTCCAACTACACTAATAACAATTTCTGTATCATCAACTACTTGATATACTGTTATAGTGCCAGCGCCTATGCTACCTGTTCCTGCTGTGGCTATTACACTTTGTCCTACTTCCATACCAGCAGTTGTTGACATTCCAGTGATATGTGCTAGATATGGATTGTTAACTGTGCCACCACCGCTGATTGTGCCAACTGTGCCTGTTGCACTGATTAAAATATCTGCTACAGGAGCAAATAACAAAGGCCATGCTTTGTAGTAATACAAGTTAATCAAATCGCCTTCTGCGGCATATGGTAGAAATTTATATTTTTGTCCAACTTCACTAAACTTACCGCGAATAACTGCGGGCACATTAACTGGTTGCAAATATAATTGTGCAATCATACCCTGCGTAATAATATCTCTATCACCAATACGATCATAGACAATCCAAGGACCGCTTTGACTTTGGTTTCCTTGTGTTTGTGGAGGTGTTTGGAATGTAATTGTTCCATTGACTGCGGCAGTATTTGCAACACTTAATGTAACAGTATCACCAGCACCACCACCACCGGTTGTTACAACAGTAGCACCAGTGCCAATACCTGTTCCTGTTACCAACATACCTGTTGTTAGTGTTTGTGAAGGCGTGCTACTTAGTAAGATAGTAGTTTCGCCAATATTACCTGTAGCAGTTGCACTGGTTAGATATTGCTGTCCTTGTTTAAAAAACAAGATTGGCTTGTTCATGTCGCCGGGGATTTCAATGCCACCCTCACTATCAACAACACCGATGTATTGTGGATCATATGGATCGCTACGTAATGCAGGTAACTCAATGTTACGCATTGAAAGTTCACCTAGGAAAATACATTGCTTAATTTCTGCATCACTAGTGCTACCAGTGAAGTCTTTGATGTATTCTACAAGAGCATCTGCGGTTGGTATAACAAACATGGTTTAGTTTCCTTGAAAATATTTCTTTTCGCCTTTTTTAGTTGGGTATGGAACCGAAACTGGGATAGGCAACTTTCCGCCTGGGTAGCACACATACTCTGGGTATTCTGTTTCTACTACTCTGTAAAATTGTGCTTTGAGTGTTCTATCATTCTTAAGAGCACTCCATGGGATACCATCAAAATATTGATCGCTGATACGAATAGCAATAACATTAGGAAGGTCCATCCACTTAAATGACAACTTACCATCATCACCAATAGGAGCCATGGGATCCGGAACACCTGCTTCGGCGGCCGCCCTATAATTTCTTACACCTTGTTTAATTGCTTCAATATTTTGTTGTTCACGACGAATATAGAACTTACCATCTTCACGGCCCGTTGTAATAATGATATTACCACTTTTGTTGGATTCAGTGCGTTTCCAATCGCCTTTCATATTGCGATATAAGTTATCGTTAGTCAATAATTTATCGGCTACACCATTATGGTTAGTAATCATACCACCGTGGTCTTGTCTATAATAATCCCAGTTTTTTTCGGGATCTTTGTCATCTAGATATTCGGGTTTGTTGTAATCAGTCATACAAGTATTTAGCGTATTTTATTCAGGTATAAGTAGCCGTTAAAAAAGGCTACCGAAGTAGCCTTTTTGTTTTACTTTTAATTCGTTAAGAATTAAGGAGTAACATCGCCAGGGCCGATGTTTGTGCGGCTTACATAAGCAGCGTTACGAGCGCCAGGTAAGGAACTCTGAGCAGTTGTGCCTGCTGTGATGTTGTTTAGAACACCAACGCCTGCTGGGTTACGAACAATCAATGTTCCTTCCATGATGAACTGGTCTAGAGAAGCGTCAGCATTGCTGAATACTTCGTTGTTAGGACCTAGGTCACGTAAAGAACCCCACTGAACTACATCTTCATTCAAGAAGTAGATAGCGTTAGGATTGATTTGGTCCATGATCCAAGAATCATAAACTTCGTATGTGTAGTTGAAGTCGCCTTCGTATGTGCTGATTGTATCACCACGAGCACTATCAACACGGTTGATACCACGGCTTTGTGGCATGTTATCGCTGATACTAGTGCGTAGACTTGTAGGAGCAACAACAGTGCGGATCTTAGCATTGTAACGCTGTTCAGCAACAGTTACTAACTGCTTGTATAAAGCAGGGCTGAAGAATTGGTTAGTGAAAGAACCACCTAAGAAAGAACTACCGTTTGCGTAAACACGGAAAGCGTTACTTGCTTGAACTGCTACGTCAGTATCTTCGTTGTTGATGAAAGTATCAACACCACTTAGAGAACCGCTACCTGCGGCAGCGTTGATGGAGATCGTTCCTGCGAAAGCATTCAAAGAACCCATACGACGACCAGTTTGGCCGCTTGGTAGGCCACTAGCACTACCGCTTTGACCAGCATATTTTGTGCCGATCTGGTCTGCGCGAACTAATTGTAGTTCAACGTCAAACATCAATTCAATCAATTGCTTGACTTCTTGATAGGCTTGTGGGTCACCACCTGCCTGCATAACTGCACGAGCAGTTCCAGAACTAGCGATTGTAGTGCTGAAAATCTGTGTGTAGTTACCTAAGTTGTAACGGCTGTTGCTTTCAGCATTTGCTGTGCTAACAACTGCACCTTCAACTTGGGCTTGAACTGCTGGAGTGCGATAGATATCGTCAGTCCATAGAGGTAAAGTGCTGTTAACTTTACGCTTCTTAGACATCGCCATATTAAGAATAGGCGTATCGTCTTTAACTCTGTTAGACACATCTAGGTCTAAGTCCTTGACAACGATGTCACTACCATATGCGGTTGTGCCGTTACCAATTTGACTGGTTGTAATTTCTGCCATGTTTGGCTCCTTAAATTATCTTGAACCCCTGCCAGCACGAATCTTCTGTAGTTGTGCCATTAGCAGGTTGTCGGCGGCTTTCTTGTCGCCTTTATTGGCTTGTTCACGAAGTTTGCTGATGTTATCATCATTTCCTTTTGAAGTGTTTGACGATCCTTTGCGACTTGTCAACGTTGCAATACTTGCTCCTGCACTTTTAGTTGCGGGCTTGTCTCTATATTTAAGACCATCACGCACCAAACTTAACAATGCCTCATCGCTAGCGATAAGATCAATGTTTGGAATTCCTGGAACAAGTTCGCCTTTAGCACTAGGCCAAATTTTCTCAATCTTGTTACGAAGTTCATTATATACATACTCATTTTTCAATTCCTTATCTTGGAATGATTTACGAGCAGTAGTTAACGCTTCGTTAACTTGTTGACTGCGAATTTGTCTGAACTGATCTACAGCGGGCTTCAAGCGATTAATTTGCTTTTGCTGTTGCTGTATATACTGTTCATTCTGTTGCATACTTGCATGGATACGAGCAATGTCTGCCGGATCCGTTGCACGAGCCAATTGTTGTTGAAATGTAGTTTGATAACCTTGAGTTTTCAAGATTTCATTATACGCTTTCTGCAACTTTGGTTGCACAGTAAATTCCATTGCAAGAGTAAGACTATCTTGCTGTTGACGGGCTGTTTTGACATATTCGTCAAATTCGGCTCGCTCCACTTTCAATTGTCTTGCTTCTTCGTGTATTGCTGATCCTTGACCTAAAATGGCTGCGGCTTTCTTAGCATCAATTACGACTTCCTTGCCATTCTTCATAAACTTGAATTTGGCATTTGGGTTCGTTTCTGCGAACTCAATAAAGTCAATTAATTCGTCTGCTGTAGAATCATTACTATCAGTGCTTACAGGTTCCTGGGCATCTGCTTCTTGATTGTCGCTGGCGTATTCTTCGGTTGTTGTATCATCAACTTCGGCTCCATCATTTGGTGCCACAGAGGTTGAAGTTGCTGCCGCATCTTCTTCTCCTGTTGCAGTTTGCGCTGCCTGCTGTCTAATCAAGTTACGCTCGGTGTGTTCACGCATAGCGGCCATCTTAGCGGCAATACTAGCATCGCTGATCCCTGCACTTTGGTCAGTGGCCGCGCTCACTGGAGCGTTAGGGCTGATCGTTGTGGTTTCTGTCATTTCTTTTTCCTTTTAAGCATCGGGTGCTTCTGCATTACCAATGCGGTTTTTTAAGTAAACTGCCCTTTTTAGGCTGTTTACGAAACTGTCTATCCCTGCAAGTTGATGACTGAGTGCAACTCGCTGGGCATTGTCTTCTGCTGTATGACTTCTAATATTAGATAACTCATCAGCAATAGTAAACTTAAAGTGATGCACAAACATTGCCAAGTCCCTGTTTTTCAACAGGGCTTCTGCTTGACTGCCGTAATGTCTAACTTGATCTTTTTGACTTGTTGTCAACTTACTAGGCTGACTTAAATCAACAGTTAGGCGGCTGTTATATGCACTCACTACATCTTCATTAATCATATACTAATTCTTTACCTTTGCGTCCATATGGATTGTTAATTTTACCAAGCATTGAATTTCTGGCCTTTTCAGCAAAACCCTCAGGCTTCGCTTTACCTTTTTGACCTTCACTGCAATTTTCACTATGCGTAATTTTTTTGCAGTTATCAATACTATAAGGTCCAACATCGTTATTTCTTGCCATTACCAGTTTGCCCGGACCTTTGCCACGATTAACGATATCTTCTCCCCACCAACTAATCCATTCATCATATGTGAGTTGCCAATCTATATTTCTATATTTGGCAACTGCTTTTTGTCTATGATATTCATCATTGAACGGTTTTCTCATTGCATTTCCTTACTAAAGTTATTTAGTTCGATTAAACCATTAGTGACCATAGTCTTGTGCATGTCCTGTGGCAATTGACATGTAGTTCAATTGTGTTTCAGGATCAGTGCCTTCGATTTCTGCCATAATCTGTTTTGTCTTGGCAGCATCTAAACCAGCACTTGCAAGTTTCTGTTGATCTTCTGGACTTGGTTGTTTGTTCTTACCGGCTTCTTGTGCTTGTTTAATCATCTTAGCAACTTCTTCATCACTAGGCAAATAAACATTACAATCTTTAACACCTAGAACATACAATGTATCTTCATAAGGCTTTTTAACCTTCTTGTAAATTTCAGGTGTCATTGTGCCGTTAGCAACCATACCTTGAATAGCCTGATATAAACCAGTTTGTGCTTTTTGGATTAATTGTAAACGACCCAATTGATTTTCTTCACTCATCATACCGACTGCAAGTTCTAAATGGATTTGCTTGCGATCGCATAAGTCAGTCATTTCATCCCATGCTTTATAGTCTAGGAATTCTGGTTGCTTATCTGGGTGGCAACTTGCAGCCAATTTCTTAACGCCATAGTCATCACCGAATTGAATCAATGTGCGCCATACCAAGTATAGTGCTTCTTTCAAACCTTCTGCGCTATTACGAACTGTGTTGTCTTGAATGATTTGGTTTGGTGTTAATGCCATTTGCAATTTAACACCGCTGTTACCTGGAGCCATAACTTCTGGATTGAATACATCCTGAGGAGTAGTCATACCAACCATGGCCATAGTATCTTGTTGTATGCGTTGCATACTTGTTTCCAAGAAGTTTAAGTTACCACTTGGAGGAGGAATTTGGTAAATGTCTTTCTGTGGATCAAACTTACTATCTAAAATAAAGATAGCGGCTTCACCATCCTGCAACATTTCAAAGTCAAGTCTATCTGGCTTAACACCAATACGGGGAGTGGCAGTTAACAGACCCAATTGAATTTCGGCACGAGCCGCACTTGTTGCGTATTCCTGCATCGGGATAACCGATTCAGCGATACTCATGCCGTAGAAGTTACCAGGTAAAGGCTTTGGACACATATTAGCAACTGGAATAAACTCTACTTCACGGGCACTGATAATATAACTGCCACTGTAAATCAATTCAATTAGTTCAAGTTCGCCATCGCCGTCAATGTCGTATTTGTTCCATACTGTGACGATACTAACTTGTCTGCTGTCTGGATCTGCACTTGCCGCACTGCTTACTGGAATGCCCATAACAGGCACACTGTCGCGAGCGTGGATTGCCAAGTTGTTTAGAACGCTACCTGCTTGATAAGCACCGTTCATGTTGTATTCGGCAAATTGTTCAAATGCCTCTAAGTTGTCTTTAATGTCAGGATATAGTTCTGTTGCTTCCTGAATTGTCATTGGATCGTAGTAACCACAAAATGGTTGATCCTTCATCTCTGGCACAGTAGGATCACAGATCCAGTAGTGCTGTGCAATAGGATGGAATTTGATGTTTAACATGTAGCCAGTAACTTTATACTTGGCTTTATAAATTGTGTTGCGTCTAATCGCATCATTGATAATATCTTCTTGCGTTTCTAAATTACCTGCCATCATTTCTGCAGATTCAGCAGCCATAGATTCCATTGTAGTTTCTTCTGGTGCTTCACGCAAGTTGGCAATGTGTTGATCTAACATTTCGCCGGCAAATTCTCGTTGTTGTTCACCAAGTAGTTGTTGCATTTCTGCCATAACTGCCTGCATGTTAACATTAATTTTACGTTTGCCTTGGCGCAGTGTTGTTAGGCCACTTTCTGCTGCCTGTAGTTCAAATGCCTTAAGTTGTTCTAAGGTGCCTTCTGTTTCGACATAACGAGTGATCTGTTCACGCACAGGTTTGATCATCATCATACCGTTTTTGTGCATAGCGGCATCCATAACCCAACGCTCTAGAATAAAGTGTGGATCATTCATTTGGTTAACAACTTTGCTAACCATATCTGTTGCTTGACGTGCGGCTACTTCATCATACTCACCATCGGCAACAAACTCAAAGTTAATAGTGCCATTAGGCATTAGTCCTTTGGCAATAACTGCTGTTGCATAATCAACAACAGGTTTTACGCTTGGGTGAATGTAGTCAATGCCGTTAACCGGAGCAGTAGAATCTGTAACTGCTAAACACAAGTAGTGATAATCACTGGCGCGGTTCACAGCATTTTTTGTTCCGAGATAACGTAAGTAAGACGCCATCTTCACGTCCATTTGGTTCTTCATGCGGACAAACGTAGCGTTCTGCTTAACGTTTTGATTAATGTCTTGAACCGGTATGTGTTTAATATCTAACATAGAAGGGTGTTTCCTTATTATAGTATTATTTAGCGTCTTTTTGACTAGGCGGCTGCGGCTTATCTTCTTTAGGATCCTTCTTACCGAATATTTTGTCCCAGTTATTCCTAAACTCTTCTTTAGGAACTTCAAAAGGGCGTGGATTGCTTCCTTTTCCCATATGTTCTCCTTAATTAGGTAATATAATACGAGGACGAGTTAATTCGTCCTGCAAATCACAAGCATGACATTTAACATCTATGGCATCCTCATCTTCCATCTCTATGATAGTATGTGGTGTTTTTGCAACTGTAGCGGCTGCTTCAAATGCTTGTGCATGTTTTTCGCACAAAATCATTGTGTTTTCTTCTATAGCGCAAATGTATTTCTTATCAATTGTTTGGGTCATATGCTTGTTTCCATGCTGGTTTATTTGTGTAATCTCTAGTTACATATCTGTCTCTTTGGGCTCTCATGCGTTCTGCAGGACTGCGATTATCCCATGGTTCAGCAATGCCTTGGAGACAAGCCAACAAAGCATAGCGACAACTGTCAATGCAGTCATCCGGATCACTAAATCTTCCTTTTTCATCTACGAAATAATTCTGTGCTTCACTTAAGAAATGACTGCAATTTTCATTGACCATTAGTGCGCCAACTTCTAACATTTGACGCATTTGGTTTATACCATAACTCTTGTGATTAGTTTTACGCCCCTGTGGATCGGGCGGATTCATAATAGGATCGTCTATTACATTTAATTCGTATCCCTGAAATAGTTCACGAATACTTTCACTACTCATAGTGTATCTGCCAGGAGTAGATGCATCACTAGGTAAAACGATAGGACAACCAAACACCTCAGGGCGAAGTAAATGGTTAACATACTGAGTAGGCACAGCCTCTTCCACGCCTTGCACCACAATTTGTCTATGTAGCCACGCAGTTCTTTCATATGGGTCCCAATACATGAGACTGATAACTGTTTTGTCATTTACAAGTCCTAAGTCAAGTGCGATAACTCGCTGTATATTGGGCATAACAGAGAAATTATATTCTCCTGTTTTGTATGTAGGCCAATTGCCTAATTGGAATACAGCACCTTTACCCATAACTGGCTTACCTGCAATACGAGCCTCACGCTCATGTGGTAAGTAATCACGTTCCAATTGTCTGCGTGTTTCCATTAGCAAGAATGGTTCGCCCCATGGACTGTATTCAGGCACATCATCCCAACTTACACGAATGAATTCGTAGCCGGGTTCTTTGTTCCAGAACTTTGATACAAGTCCGTTTAAGCCTTTAAGCGGTGTAAACGAACAAAGGACCTTACCTTGTGTGGTAGCAGTTCGCGTAACCACTTCACTGAAAAAATCATCTGGTGGCTGCTCGTCAAACACAGCCAAATTAAGTTTGAAACCCTGTAGTTGGCGGACTTCTTGCGTATAATTGGCAAATAGGAGATAACTGTTAGCACCTGATTTGTGGCGTATCTCAACACCGATACAGTTAGCACCATCATTACGCATGGTATCAACAACAATGCAATCACGAGGTATTGCACCAGTTCCCAAATTCTCTGTAATCTTAACATCCTGCGTTCCTAGCAATTCATTTTGTAATACAAGAGCAACCTGCGACCAACCTTCACCTGCTACCATACAAGTAATAGGATTGGCAAAGCGATAACCATCCCACCAATCTGGATATAAGCCAGTTAAGTGCATGGCTGTTTCATAACAAGTTGAAACTGTTTTACCAACACGGTTAGCAGCCAATATGCCTCTACGATCCGCATCGCCAGTTCTAAAGAACTTACGCTGATGTTCAAATGGCCTAAAATATTTTAGGCTGTTATACTTCATGTCTTCTGCTACTGAGATAGCAAAGTCTTGCAGTTGATTCTTTAATGGGCCTGGAATAGTTTTGAGAGCATCAATAGTTAAATCGTGCTCGTCAATAACATAACGCAAGGCACGTGCCATTATGGTTTCTGTGCCCAGCATATTATTCCTCTTTTACAATAGGATACTCTTTACTGATTAAACTGAGATAATATAAGGCTTCACTGAGATCACGAATTTCTTGTGCTGTGCTAATCCATGTTTCAGGATCTGCTAGATCTGTAGGCTTGTTAGTTAACATTGCCTGCAGGCGTTCTTGTGTTAAACGCATCATGTGTTCGCAGGCCACAGGAAAACGATATGTAAATGCTTCCCTGTGTGCCTTATTAACCTTTTGTAAAATCAGCGTGTCTTTAACCATGCGCTGTTGTTGCGCTTGATCAATGATTGCTTTTTTTACATCGCTCATTTGTCTAGATCCCAAACATTGGTCATTACATTATCACCTAGTGTAATGAATTCACGGTCAATCCATGTGTCCCATTGGTTGCTGGTGTTGACTTTGAAACTTTGCATTAGTGCGCGAAGTTTACGACCTTGTGGAGTCAATGTGCCATCACTGCGAACAACTGTTTGTTCACCACTGCGGGGATCAACCCATTTAATAATCTCAGGACGCTCACGGCCATACTTGTCTAATTTGATACCATGTGGGCGTTGATCAATTGGCCCAACAATTTCATAACTGATTTCACCGCTCTTGTATTTGCGGAAGTATACTGATACTTTCTTGTCCTGCATACGATACTCAAAGTCGGTGTGTGGGATTTGATTGCTGACAAAAATGTTTTGCATTTCTCTTGGATCAGGCAATGTCTTATCGCGTGGTGGGACTGGCTTTAGTTCTTCGACAGGAACTAGTTCGGTTCTGTCGATATATGGATTGTCACCGCCGATAAATTTTGGATCAATTTCAAGTCCATTAAGCACATCCATTGCTACTTGATATTTTAGTTTGTTAGCGCGACCTTTTAGGTTTAATACTACGCCTGTTTCGTCGAATACAAAACGCTCTAATTCTTTAGCAGTTGGAAAGTCAGTCATTAGACCTTCCATGTCATATTCTGCGTTGCTTAAACTCTTAGGCGCAGTGGCAGCAACCTGTTCGGCCACTTCCATAATTTCGTCTGCTGTGATATCTTGATCGGGAGCCTTGTCGTCCCAGGGATTTTCTACATTTGCTGTAGAAGGTGGAGTTAGATTTTTCTTTACCATTTCATTTCCTTGTCATTGCTAGAACTGCTATTGCAGTTCAGTTATTTACTATCAGTAACCGCTGGTTGCACCCATTGCACCTTTGCGACCTGCTCCACTGGCTCTGTTAGGAGCACGGGGTTTTGGTGCAGGTTTCTTTGGTGCGGGTTTAGCCATTGGCTTTTTTGTTTTAATTATTTTCGTTGCCATTAAAACATTCCTAATCTATTATTACCCATACCATAACCTTGTTGGCCAGGTAACATATTTTGTTCAAACTGTTGTAAAGATCGATCTAAGCCGGCTATATTTTGACGCATTTGTTGAAAATATGGTCGGTATTGATCAACTGGTTGATTAGGTTGTTGCATAGGTGCAACTGGGCCTGCTACCGGTTGCGCCGGTATAGGCATAGGCATAGGCCCAGGCATAGGATCATTAAGAGGTTGAATATAGCCCGGCAATTGATTTCCGAATATAGGCCTGCCTGCAGGTCCGCCTATAGGTTGAGGACCACGCATGTTTCCACCAAAGATCGGCTGACCTGCTAGGCCTCCGGGCTGTTGTGCATAGTTAGGCATCATACCGGATACAGGCAAGACTTGACTCATATCACCGGTAACACTGCTAAACATATTACTCATGATTACTTCTTATACTTTGCAGGTAAACGACTACCATTAGCAGTTGGGTTAGCAGCCTTACCTGTTTTCTCATGTAGGCCTTCTAATGCTGGATTAGTTGTGCCTGCTTGTCCACGACCACGCATTTCAAGTGCGCCAGTGATCATGTTAGCAATAGTAGCACGTTCACTGTTGGTTGCAGATTTGGCTTTCATGAAGTCTGCTCTTTTACTACCAGTAGCGACATTACCTGTAGTAGGACCACGCTTTTGGTTGATTGGTTTGCTCATTGGATTTGTAGACATTTCTTTTTCCTTATCCTACTAATGTTACTGGTGTAACATAAACGGTTACAGCACTGGCTGCGCTTGCGGCAACATATACTGTTCGAAAGGCACCGGGATTCAATACTTGAATGAATTCAGTTTGGCCTGGGCCAATAACTGTGCCTGCTGTAGCCACTGATAATGAAGTTATATCAGCGTCAAAGTATACAGGAACTGTTGCACTTGGGTTTGTTACTTTTAAGAACAATGGTGTTTGTGCGCCAGCCAAGTTACCTGTTACCTCAGCGCCGGTAACATCACCTGTTGCAGGTGTTGAATCAGCGGCCAATGTAAATGCTGGACCTGCTAATTGATATGCGCTCATTGTTGATTACCTTTCGTTGGACCACGACCTACATTCATGCTATCAATGTTGCCCTTGTAGTTTTGACCTGCACTTGGAGCCCAAGCACGAGTGCCACCTGGCGTGCGAACTTGTGCACCACCATTGATGTAATCGGGGTTCTTAATCTTTGTGTTGCTTGGAACACCAGCAGCCTGAGGACGCTTGCCTTCATGTGCTGTATTGTCTGTGTTACCCTTTGTAGGGCCACGACCGAAATTAACTTCACGGCCATCATTGCTGTGTCCGCTCCATTGATTCTTGCTGTATTTGTCACTGCCGCGACTAAATCCAGGTGCTGCCGCGCCGGTTGCAGGATTTACTTTTTCAAATTTCATTTTGATTTTCCTTTGGTTGTCTTTTTAGCCGCTGCTCTCTTAGTAGAGTATGCGATGGCCACTGCTTGCTTTGGAGGCTTGCCTGCGGCGATTTCCTTTTTAACATTCTTAGCGAATGCTTTTTTAGAAGTTGATTTAATTAACGGCATAATGTTATTTATTCCTCTTTTACACCGGTCAGTTTGGCCAGTGCTTCTGCGAATGCTAGTTTTTTGGCTTCAACAGCATCCGCGCTGTCTGTAACCTCTATCTTTGCTAGACTATTCATTACTTTGTTCAGTATCAAGTTGTGATACTTTAACAATAACTGTTTGTCATGACTATCGCGGGCTTCTAAGAAGTCACGTATTAACAATTCTTCATAATTTTGTCCATTGCTTTGTGCATATACTTGATTTAGTAAGCCTGCAATAGACAATGAATTCGTAGAACCTTTAGGGCGACCTGCTCCTGGGCGGGCTCCCCCATTTTTTCCTTTGCTTTTCTTTTCTTCTGTCATATAAGTATTTAGTAGGAATTTTACACGAAAGGCACGGCAATGAATTACAATTGGACTTACGCACATTTACCTGATGCAGAAGCATTAGTTAATCTTAGCGTAAAATATCAATACGAAATAGACCCTATCTTTACAGTCGATGTTAATGTGTTTGCACATAACATTACTTCTGCCATTATCAATCAATATTATACAGGATACAGTGATTTGGTTGCTGTTGCTCGTGATACCAATAATAATCTTTTAGGTTATACTTGGGCCAAAGGTGGCGAAAAAGGTATGTGGAGCAGAGAAACAATAGTCAATGTTCGCATTGCACATGTTGATCCGGATCTAGGTGTTCGTTGTCGTATTCTCCTTGTAAAAGATATGTTGTCAATTTGGGAACAGTTTGCAAAAATTACAAATTGTTCTGTTATTGCCAGTAGCAGTATTAGACAGGAACAAACTGCATTTATGCGCTTACACGAACAAGCAGGATATCTAGTGCGTGGTGGTGTAGGTTATAAACGAATTGATTTATCTAACACTGCTACTACATTATTTTGAACCCGACACAAGCCACGCCTGCCAATCCGTTGATGCCCAGCCTAGAAAGCGATAAAATCAAACTGGTTCTTGATGGGGTTCCTGATCGCTTAACTTTATTCTAATGTAGCGTCTAACATCCAAATATGTTTTGCCAGCGCAAGAATTCTATCTTGTGCGTAGTTGGCAATTTCTTGATGTCCTTCTGCTTCGGCAGTTAACATCAAATCATCATAAAAATCTTTTAGTGTATCTAAATCATTGCGAACGCCTGTGATTAGTTCAATGCTATCACCTTCAAATATGCCGGTGCCAATTGTGCTTTGATCTAATACAAATTGAATTTCGCAAGGCATGTATTCGCCAATGGTGCGTAGCAATTCTGCAAGACGATCAATTTGTTCCTGCAGATCTTCATAGACTTTTTGCAATAGTTTGTGGTCACTGGCAAAGTTTCTACCAGTGACGTTTACGTGTGCTACATGACTGCGATAGTATGCAGTGAAGTTGTTATAGAATACTTCTTGTAGTGATTCTGCTGTTGTCATTTCATTTCCTTATCTTGGCATTTGCGCTTGACCCAATGCTTGATCATACATAGCAGGGTTGGCACTATAGGCCTGTAACTGTTCTCTAGTCCATGGACGGCCTGTCATAGGATTTATCTCCATGCCCCTCATTCTACCTGTTTGTGGGACCATATAGTCTTGTCCAACATTACCAGGAGTCAATGCGGCTGCGGCTCCAACACCGGCTTTGGCCATTGTATTGAATACTTTGTTAGCGGCAAGTTGACGAATCATGTTAGTTGTTTTATCTAACATGCTAGGTTGTGCTTGTGGAGCAGGTTGTGCCATTGGTGCTGTTGCACTTGGAGCAACTGGACCTGTGCTTACTGGACCTTGTGGAGCAACCGGCGCACTAGGAGCCATTGGACGTCCTGCGGCATCTAGAATTTGTGGACCTGTTGGAACTGCTCTTGCGGCTTGAGCGGCTGCTCTTGCTTCAAATCTTTGTTGAACACCTTGTGCTGCCTGTTGCGCGGCACGTGCTTGTTCCATTGCGGCTTGTGCTTGTGCTGCCTGAGCGGCTGCTTGAGCGGCGCCGGATGCGGCACGTGCTTGCATACCTTTACGAACTTGATTGGCAGCATAGGCAGCACCTAAACCACCTGCACCTAATGCTACTTTGCCAACGTTTTCACCTAACACAACAGGAGCGGCTGTAGCAACATCACTAATTATACTGCTTTCTCTTGCGCCGATCGGCACACCTGCGGCTTCTGCTTGCTTTAATGTATCACTAGGTTTAGTAACATCAATCTCAGGCAATGTTTCTGCTTCGGTTTGTGTCGGCGCACCGCTGACTTTAGGCTGATTAGCCATATAATCACGGATGTCATCATCAGTATAACCCGCGGCTCTTAATTTTTCAATGTCTTGTTGGTCCATATTATTGTCCTAATACTGCTGCCATTGCCGCTCTGCGAGCATTTGCTGTTTGATAGTTCCATTTACCAGTAGCCGGATCGAATTGTGGAGCAGGATATGCTTCAAATGCGCGGAACACACGGTCTCTGTATGCTTTAATTGCTTCAGGGCTAGCGTTTGTTTCAGGTGCGCGACCCATAATATCAAACCTAGCCTTGGCAATTGCTTGATATTCTTTGAGACGTAATGCTTCTTGCTTTTGCCATGCGCTATTAAATTCTGCTGTAGTTTTGATCTGCGGATTATCAGCCAAGAATGCTTGTTTGCTTGCCGCAAGATCTCCGGTAAATTGACTGCGATGCAATCCAGCCAATGCCGCATACGCAGGAATACGATCAACGTTACCAATATTGGCATCTTTGTTTGCCTGTTGTTCAGCATTACTAACAGCACCTGGACCTGCGTTAGCACGAAGTGTTTTAGCATTAACTACAGTATTCAAGTTAACGAATTCTTGTAGTGCGCCTTGTTCACTTTCAGTCAACTTGTTCATAACTTGACTTAGATCGTTGGCTAACTGTTGGCGTTCTTCTGCGCCATATGCACCACTAACAGCATTGATCATAATACGGCGGGCTTGATCATACTGTGTGCCTTGTCCATTCATAATATTAACAATGCTTGGATTACGTTTAATAATATCTAATTGTTGACGACGTGCATTTGCAACCGCTTGTCCATCACCGGCTGTTTGACCAACTGCTGGTTTAGTTTCTTTTACAAATTCTTTTTGCTCTGTGGTTTGAACTTCTAAGCCGGCTTCACGTTCTTTCTTTTCACGTTCGCGTTGTGCTTCTAAATCTGCTGGACTTACTGCTGTAACAGCGCCAGGCTTTTGACCTGCAGGTGCTGTAACTGCGGCTGCTGGTGCCGCAACGGCTGTTGGTGCTTGTGGAGCACCTGCTGTTGGTGCAGCCTGAATCATTTGACCAGTAGTCATATCGATTTGTGGTGCACTACCACTTACACTTGCTAGGCCAAAGTTTGTGCCATGTTTAGCGTTAAATTCACCTAAGAACTTATTAGCGGCTTCTGGAGCGGCACCTTGCACTTTCATTTGTAGTTTAGCCCAATCACCGGCTAAATCAATATTTTGTTTTTGGATTTGTTGAGCACGTTGCATATCCATTGTGCCAGCCTGACCTTGCGGACGGAATCCAGTCATTGGCTTGCGACCTGTGTCAGTTTGAATATAACTTACGCCAGTCTTTTCATCTGTTATAACACGACCAACTTCACCTGTCTTGTCATTGACATAAGTTCCACCGACAATGTTTAGTTTGGCAGCACCTGTTACGCCTGCACCTACTTTAACTAATTCTTCAGCATTTAAGGCCTTGCCTGTTTCAGCATTAAAGCCTCCCATAATCTCACCATCTGCTCTTTGACGAACTAGATATGGCTTGCCATCAGGACCCTGCACGTATTTGTCAGTGCCTACTGTGTCTAATTTGTTCCATTCACGCATTGCAAGTTCTTTTTGACCTGCGGCGCTGAATAACATAGCACGAACACGAGTTGCTAGATTATAATCTTCGCCTGACTTTGTTTTACCTTGTAGATAACGAGCCAAGTCAGTTGGGGTCGCTGTGCTTAATTTTTCTTGTGCCTTTTGATTTTCACGCTCATTGGCTAAAATGTCTGCGGCACGTGCTTTGGCATTGCTTTGCATCCATTCTGGACCTTCAAAGTTCATCAATGCTTTAGGATCATTTTGAATTGCTTCAAATGATTTTAAATTCTTGTCTAAGTCTGCTTGCGCTTGACTAAACACAGGAGTGCCAAACTCATCAAAACTGTTTGGCTCCATTTTAGGTTGTGCAGCCTGTGGTGCAGGTTGTGCTACTGCTTCTGGACTAACAGGTTCTAAACGAGGCTTTTGTGTTGGCATACCACCTTGTTCGCCTTGAACAAGTTGTTGTCGAACTGCACCGCTCGCAGGAGCAGCCTGGCCACCTAAACGCTGTTGAACAATACGGCGAACATTTTCTTCACCGCCATTTGCCCTTGCGGCCGCAGGACTGATATAACCAGTCTTTAAGAATTCGCTTAGACCTTTGGCACCTAGGAAGTGAGCAGCCTGTAATGTGTTTTGATTTACAGGAACTCCATAACTTTGTAAGTATCTTGCGTTGTTTTGTGTGACAGCATTTTGTGCCGCTGTCATTTGTTCTGGTGTTGCTTGACGAATGTCAGCAGGTAACGCAGGATTTGCACGACGAGCATCCTCGTATGCACCTTGCGTAATGCCATATGGACCATACGCTGAACTTAATTGTTGATTGTGGTAACCAATATCCGGTCTATTGCCACTTTCTTGCTGTGCAATACGCTGATTATAACCTTCTTGATCCTGCATGACAGGAGCAACTGGTTGTAAAGGTTGCTTACCAGGCACTTCACGCTTGGTAGTAATTGTTTGACTACCATCTGCATAAGTCGTGACTTCTTGCTTGTTAGTGACTTCGCTACCTAGTTTCTCTTGTTGCTTACGATATTCTTCAATCTGTCGTTCCATTTCTTCACGACGACGGCGTTCTTCTTCAGCATTGGCAACAGGATTACCAAAGTCATCATAAAATTGTGGGCCTGTTGGTGCTACGGGTTCAGCAGGATAGCCGGTATCATAACCATAACTATCATCATAACCTGTATAATTGCCCATTACATCATATTCTGCCATTGTATTAAATCCTTATTATAAGAAGAACGGTAGGATCTTCGCGCCAATATCAAACAGACTTGGATTGTTTGACGTAGTCGATCCTTGCTGGCCTGGATACTGCGCTGTATACAATTGACCAGGCACGTATTGTTGGCCTTTGCCTAACGTGCTTAACAAGTAATCTGTCGGGGCTTGAGCATAACCTAATTGTTGTTGCTTTGCTGTCATGCCTTGACCGAAATACTGTGGAGCAAGACCGGCTAATGATTGTCCTGCTTGTAAGCGTTGTTGGTTCAAATCACGCATAACATTTGCGGCTGCTTGCATTTGTGCAGCCTGTGTTTGACCTGCAAGTTGTGTGCCTGCTAAGGCTTGACGTGCTGATCCTAATTGTCCTGCGCCACCGAATGTAGCACCTTGGTTAGCAAGGTTAGTTTGGTATTGGCTTTGAATAGGTTGCATAGCAGCCGCGAATTGTTCTTGTCCATATTGTGGATTAAAGAAACTTTCAAGACCTGCTACACCTGTGCGAGCCGCGCTTTCGCCTGTCTCGCCTAATGTTTGTCCAACTTGGCCAGCATAACCTGCGCCACCTTGTGCGGCTTTGTTAATACCTGCTAGGCCTTCTTCGTAGCCTTTGCTTAATTTGCCTAGGTAATCCTTGCTAAAAGGCATCATTGTGCCTTGTCTAAATTCATTAGTCTTTTGAATATCGCCAATCTGTTCAGGCAAATAGTTAACTTCTGTTTCTTTAGTATCGCCGAATAGTCCACCGAATAAGTCACTCATAATCGTTTTCCTTTTTTATATTTAGCGTGTTTAAGCCAGGCCTTTGCTTTGCAGGAATGCCTGTGCGGCAAAAGGCTCAAGTGTCGCTAAGTATGCCTGCTCTTGCGGCGTTAATGGTTGTGCTGGTATAGGTAAAGGCACACCTAATGGGTTGTTTTGTGGTATAAATGAATTTTGTCCTTGGAAAACACTCAAATAATCTGCCATGTTCGGCGCACCAAAATTCTGTAATCCCCATGCTTGTTGTGGAGCGTTTGGAACTGCATTCCATGCTTGTGCATTGAATGTGTCGCCTGTTTGAAGTGGTCTATCACCCCAATAAAATTTGCTTTGTGCTGGGTTTGTAGTTTGATAGAATGGTGTTGTTTCGATTAGCCCAGCATTTAGATATTTCGGAGCAGGACCTGGGGGCGGTGTTATTGGGCCCGGAACTCCTCCATCGCCTCCGCCTGTATCTCCGCCACCGCCGGTATCACCTCCGCCTCCAGCGTCTCCACCACCATCACCACCGAAGTCTCCGGTATCATCACTATCATCGGCATCGTCTGCGTCATCACTATCATCACTATCATCACTGTCATCGGCATCGTCAGCATCATCACTGTCATCAGCATCATCACTGTCATCAGCATCGTCACTATCCGCGTCATCTGCGGCGTCATCTGCGGCATCATCGGCTGCATCATCTGCGGCATCACTGTCGGAATCTGCATCTCCATCATCGCCGGCGTCTGCATCACCATCGGCATCACCTGCATCACCTGCATCACCTGCGTCTCCGGCATCACCTGCATCACCTGCATCACCTGCATCACCTGCGTCTCCAGCATCTCCACCAGCATCTCCACCAGCATCTCCGCCTGCGTCGCCTCCGGCTCCATCACCTGCTCCCCTGCCGTCTCCTCCATCACCTGCTCCGCCGCCGTCGCCACCGCCGTCTCCGCCGCCTCCTCCATCACCGCCACCGCCGTCTCCGCCGCCGTCGCCACCTTCGAATTCAATTAGGCCGGTGTGAGGATTGACTGCGCCACTTCCGCCACGCTTTTTCAATAATTCGGCTTCACTTTCATTAATGTGAGCCAATAAGGTATCTTCACCTTCACCTAATCCGGCAAGGTAATCACTAAGCATTTTGGCCGCTACTGGGCCACTTAGTTTCTTCCCTTTACTATTGTAAACTGCGGGTATTTGGTAGTCTTTATTTTTTCGTTTCATTCTAAATTCCTTAAGAACTTTTTAATCAGCGGATAGTTCTTTAGTGCTTTCTGGTCAGCAAGATTAGCGGCTTCTATAGCGCATATACTATTTAACTGAATTGGATCCAGGATCATGATGGATCCGTCATTTAACTCTACTGTTGTTGTGTTGTTCTTCAACGCCAGTTCTAATGTAGAAGGACGCTTTATTTTATGGAACAACTCAACCAATTCTGTTGCAGTTTCACCTATGACATTTACAACAAGATCTCTTTGATCTGTGTGTAAGGTCTTAGTCTTAAATGCGTTTGTGCCAAATATGCTGTGTAAGGCACCTGCACTGCAGATATCCTGTTTGAAGCCATTAGCCTTTAAGATGTCATAGACATTAAGCAAATGTGTCCAAAGATTGCGTCCACTGTGCTTTACTTTATTTGTGCCTAGAGCAGTTAAGAATTCCTGTAGTTTATTACGAATAGGATCTGCATCTTTGGGGCAAAACTTAAACATTAAGGTAATGCGTTGTGCGGGGCAAATGCGAGTAACTGCACGAGCACAATGCCAATCTGCGCCATTGAAGATTAGGCCATTGTTATACTTTGGCAGTTCAGCGTGTGCAATTTCATCACCATGGTAAACTACAGTTTCGCCACCCCAGTTGCGTTGCCATCCTGGAGTCATGTAGATTAGAATAGTTTTGTCTACACCGCGTTTTGAATCGGTGTGCGGATAACCTTCAACACCAAATGTGTGACTGTTTGTGTAGCATCGCAACAAGTCTGCAGGACCAGTGATATGTTTCTGTATGTGATCCCAAGCCTCCTTGATTGGGCCTGAGATCTTGTTGCTGACATCTATGCTGTTAAGTGCGCCTGCTCCGGCAAAGTCATGGTTCCAATGCGTGAACTCTATACTGCGATTTGACGCCCATCCATAACGCCAGGGCACGGTGTCTATTACTGATTTTACTTCTTTTAATAATTCATCCGGAAATACTTGTTTTACTCTTTGGGTCATTGCTTTGCTTTCATCTTTGCTTATGGTTTGACAACCTGCACTGTTAGATTTCTAAAACCTAATGTGCTTTGTCCAACAGTTAGAT